TCGCCGTCTGCACTCTAGGGTCGGTTGGTGGTATTAATTTAAGTTCTTTTTCTTTTGTCATAATTATACACTCTTTCTAGTGGTGTTTTGTCAACATCTATTTTATTAAAAAAGAAGTTTAGTGTTAATCTATCATTTTTTATTTTAGACATATCATCATAGCCATGATATAAATTGGCGTCATAACAAATTAGTCTATTGTAAATAGATTTTACTTTAGCTGTTTCTGTAAAATTATTGTTATGCAATTTTTTTGTTTCATAATATATTTTAGATTTTTCTTTGTTATTTTGGTCTAAATAAAAATTTACTTTTGCGTCATTATATTTTTCTGGTATTTCATAGTTTTGGTTTTTATCGTAAAAACATGTTCCGGCATCCTCATCAGGAGACAAATATAAAACTCCAACCAATGTGTGTTTACCGTCTTGATGTATCCAACCTTTATTTTTTTCAATATCATTATCATTTGTAAAAGGTTTCATCAAGTCATATGTAATAACATTTGACCAATCTAATTGTTTATCATTTAAATCATAATAAATTGATAATATTTTTGCGTTAATATAGTTGTACATATCAACATCTAACTCATGCAATGGTCTAGTTCTTTTGCCAGGAAAATTACCAAATTTTGAATAGTCAAACATTTGTTTAAGACCAAAATCTCTAAATAAATTCGGATTGCCTAAAAAATCATCTACTATTGTAATAGGAAAATTTACCATATATTTTCACCTTTTCCAAACGAAACACCTAATCTAGGTGTTAAAGGTTCAACATTATGATTCACACCTTCAGGCACATAAATTAAATCACCAGGATTTAAAACTATTTCGTCCTCGTCTTCAATAGTCCATTTAGTAACACCTTGACATTGCCAAAACCAAACATCATCATTATCATTATGTTTACCAAATGTTCTTGCATTTGTTGTTATATTAAAATATAAATGAGCCTGTGTAAAATCATTTTTATCCATAATCTCTTTTACACTATCAATTTTATAAGCTTGATGAGTTACAAAAAACCCATTGTCATTTGATTTAACTAAACTATTATTTTTTAAACACATATCGTAGTTTAAAAGTGCTTCTCCCCATGTTAGAACATCATTGTTCCACTCTCTTATGAAGTATGACTTTTCGTTAGTTTGCATGGTCGTCCTTTGTTACTAGTTTTAAGTTAAATGATATAGCGATTCTACTATCACTCATATTTAAATCCACAGAATGTGGTAAATCTGATTTCCAAATTAGAATACCACCTTTTTCTGCTGGAAATCGCCACTCATTTGAGTTATATCTATTGTATTCTTTGTAATCATAATTTGATAATGGGTCATGCATAAACTCATGTCTGTTAAATACTATATCAGCACTATTAGGTTCAACATGTACATAAAAATTACCACTTAAGCTTGATGAACCAACATGGCCATGTAGTTTGTGAGAACCATACTTATACATTTCTGAAACCCATATATCTTGAAGAGATATGTTTTCTATGTTTTTCATTTGCAATTTTTCACAATAAGCATAAGCATTTTTGAATATTAAATCATATAAATCAGTAAATTCATTTTCATATTTTTTCCATATACTTAAATTATAAAATGATGTTTTGCCATATTTGTATCTACCATCATCTTCAATCTCGGATAATATTTTTTTGCTCGGTTCTAAAATTTTATCTGCAACTTTATCGTCAAAATCTCTTTGAATATATGTTGTAAACAAGTCCATTATATTGTTCCTAGCTGTGTAAAATTTTGATGTTTCTCAAATTTAATTATATTTGTAAATTTATCAAATAATATGTCGCCTTTGTGTGATATAATAAAGATGTTTTCTTTTTCTAGTGTCTTAATAATTTTAAAGAAGTCATCTGTGCCTTGGCCATCTAATGATGAATCAAATATCTCATCTAATATTAATAAATTTGTGTTAGTGCTATTTTTCATTCTAGCGATATCTCGCCAAGTAAATAATAAGGCAAGGTCAATTCTCATCTTCTCACCCTCACTAAAGTTATTATAATTAAATGTATCTCTAAATCTTGACTTAACGGTCTCATTAAACTCTGGCTTGTAGATACTTGTTAATTAAGGCATTCATAATTGGTACATACTTACGAATAATTTGCGCCTTAGCACCTTTGTCATTAAGTATTTCTCTTAATATATCAACATAGTCTTTTTCTTCTTGTACTTTAGATAGTTCAACTTCAGCGTCTTTTAGTTCAACTCTCATTCTCTCTAGTTCAAGTTCTATGTTTTCAATATCAACATCTCTTTCTTGACTAGTAGAAATCTCTAATTGAATTTGGTCGCTGTGTCGTTTCAGACTTTCTAGGCTGGAGGCCACTTTTGCTATCTCTACATTCATTGATTGTATCTTGGTCGATATTTTTCCGTAACTTGTCAACTTCGTTTCTTGTTTGGTAAGTTCTTCTACGAGCTGTGATAGTCCCGATTCTAGTTTTGAAATTGTTGTAGTTTCGTGATTGCATTTATCCTCCTTGAATTTAGTATCAATAGATTGTGTACATACTGGACATGTATCATTCTCTTGAAAAAATTTTAAAGTTTTCTTATGTGTATCTAGGTTTTGTTCAATCTTTGTTTCATACTTTTCTAACTCTTTTACCTTTTTAGATACATTTTCTTGACCACTTAATTCATTTTGACTAATTGCTATCTGTTCGTTAAGTTCTTGTAATTTTCTTTCGTATTCTATCTTATTTTTGTTATTTTCTTCTAGTTTATTTTGCTGTACCTTCTGGTTGTCGCTACCTTTGGTCTCCAGCGTCTTTAAGTATTTTGCTTCAGTTTCATACTTGGTCTTTATTAACTCCGCCTGGTGCCTCACCTCCGTGAGACTTTTTTGTAAATCGCTTTGTTGGGAACGCAAAATTAGGTCCATAAGACCAAAAACTCTAATATCAAGTATCTCTTCAACAACTTCTCTTCTATATCTTGGTTTCATCTTCATAAACGGCTCGTATGATGAAGAACCTAATAAAACAACCTGTATAAAAGACCTGTAATTAAGTTTCATTATATTTTGTTCTAGGTATTTTTGATAATCTATATTGTTGGCGTCTTGATTAATTAATTTACCATTACAAAATATTTCAAATATATTTGGTTTAATACCTCTTCTTACAATATAATTTTTTGTACCAACATCAAACTCTACTTCTACCATGCAATCTGATTGATTAATGGTGTTTATCATTTGTTCTTTTTTAATAATTCTAAATGGTCTATTAAACAATACAAAACATAATGCGTCTAATAGTGTTGATTTGCCACTACCATTTGTGCCTACAACTAATGTTGTTTGCGACATATCTAACGCAACCTCTATAGGTTGATTACCTGTAGATAAAAAATTCTTATATGATATTCTTTTAAATAGTATCACTCGCTAGCTTCCATATATAATTCTTTGGCAAATGCCTTCAACTTTTGTTTGTCTAATTTACTATCAACCTGGTCAATATAGTTTCCTAAAAATGTAAGAGTATCTTCACCTTGTTCTAATATATCATCTCTTACTGAAGCACCTATGTCTGTAGGGTCTTCTATGACATCTATAGCATGTAGATTAATATGATTATATAATCTATCCATAAGTCTTTCATACATATCTGTATCAGCTTTATTTGATATGTAAAGTTTTATAAATGTTTTGTCATATGGTGTAATATCAAATTCATCATAGTTAGTTTCTTTATCATTGTAAATAATCTTCTTAAACATGAGATTATGATTTTCTATTCTTGATAATTCTCTTGTATCTGTATCAAATATGTGAAAACCTTTAGGACAATTATAGTCTGACCATGTCATTTCGTATTGTGTGCCAAGATAATAAATGTGGCCATCATCTGATTTTTTATGAAAATGACCTGACATAACTTTTTCAAATCTTTTAAACATAGACTTTTCTAAACCATGCTCATTCATATGACCACTATGCATTTCAAAACCTTTTACCTCTAAATGACCCATTGCAATACTAGCTTTTGTATTTTCAATAGTTCTAATACTTTCTGACTCATTGTCATCACAAATCCAAGGTATAAACAATATAGGCAGGCCGTCAAATTCAACTTGTGTTGTATGAGTATATACCTTGGCACCTTTTGATATGTCAAGATTTTGCATTGCGTTTACTTCGTTTGTATTTTTATAATAAGTATCGTGATTACCAATAATAATATGAGTATCAATACCTAGTTCTTCTAGCCTGTTCCAAAACACCTTTTTAAAGTTATGTGCCGTATTGTGATTAATAAATTTTCTTCTATCTACCACATCACCTAAATGCACTAAACATTTTATATCATTCTTTTGTAGATAAGGAAAAAACAAGTCGTTGTAAAACTTGTTTTGATATTCAATAAATGCAGGTGAGTCATTACGACACCCGAAATGGGTATCATTCAACAAAGCTATTTTCATTACTTCTTTTTCTTTTTAGTTGTCTTCTTTTTTACTGGTTCGTCCACAGGCATGTTCTTTTTTAGAAACTCTGTAAACTGATTTTTAAATTCTCTATCTTCACCTGGCT